GGATTATAAACCGGAAAGGATTTAAAACTTTCGTGTCTATCAGGGCTTCTACCCGCCCAATCATCACAATAAAAAGCGGTATTACCATCTTTGGAAAGTCTGATTTTATTAAACTGAACGTGATAAACATCAATTATTCTACCGCTCGGACCAAAAACAATCTGTAAAGCATAACCATTAAATAACTCTAAGTCTAAAGTCATTTTAGGAATAATAAAATCCCAACCGTGATAACGATTAGCATAAGAAATAAATTTATCTAACTTAGCCTGAGCGTTTAAATCTTCAACCTCTTTCTTATCATAGGTTAATCCCTTACCTGAAATATAATTAGCCTTGCCTGTAACAATAGAATTATGCTCAGCGTTTCTGTCAAAGAGTTCAATTAAGTATTTTAAGTAATCATTAGTCTCGCCATACAAAACCCAATCTTTATTTTTTTGAGCAATAAATTCGGGATAGGTTTGCACAGCCATTTCAACCCTGATTATATTATCAGCGATTGACTTCTTTTCTACTACTGTTTCAAATGTTGGCTCGTTATCCATTATATTGTGGGTATGTTGTTGCGTATCCTGAATAAGTAGGGACTACCGCAGCCGTATGGCTTACAGTTAAGAATCCTTGTTGAACCTCTGTTAATCCCGTAGGATCAATGTTAGTACTTGATGCTTGTTCATAAATCCAATAGTACCAAGTGCCTTCTGTATCTAATTTTACCTCATTAGTAGAAGCCACCGGAGTACTTGTTTCTACAATAGTTAATTTTTGATACCTATTAGGATAAGAGCTTGTGTCCGAACAAATACAATATCTAATATCTTTAGTGCCTACTGATTTAAACTTGATTAAATAATAAGGGCTTGTTAAGAGTTGTTTCTCTTTACAAGTCGGTCTAATAATATTAGAGGTTGCCCTTGTTATATATTCCATATTATAAAAAACCCAACCCCGTTTATAAGGTTGGGTTTTTACCTATTAATCAAAACAAAATCTAAACTATAATCGAAGCTACAACAGAAGATGAAACCTCTCTCATATACACTTCTTCTTTTGCACTTACAGTATATTTGTAACCTTTGAAGTCACCCATTGCCGTTCCTGTTTCTGCATTAGCTTTAATGTAAGCCCCGTTTTCAAGACCTATAACAAAGTATTTAGGCGTTACGCCTCTACTCTTAAATATTACTAAGAACCTGCCTTTGTTTAAAATATCGTTTTCTAAAGCCCTGTTAGAATCAAGTCCTGCTAATTGGAATGAACCTGTTTGCTCATAAAAAGTAGTTCCGTTCTGTTCGCTTGGATTTCCTGACTCTGTAAAGTTTGCAGTTTCTTTAGCAACTTGATACGTATAAAAGTCTCCTGTTGCATCGCTCCAAGCAGTAATTAAACCACTCGCATTGATTGTTGGAGTTCCTTTGTCGATAAAGTCAGCGATGTAAATCTCTGATATACCTCCTGTGTTATCGTTACAGTTTATAACTGCACCCTGTGTTGTGTAGCAACTTGGCATTTAATTTATTTTTTAAAAAGGGGCTTTTACACCCCTGTTATTAATTTATTATACTCCTCTGTAATCGTAAATTCTCGAAGGGAATGGTGTTTGAAAACCTGCCTTGAAACGAGACATAAATCTTAGTTCTTGATTATCATCAGAGAACCAAATTTTATAATCTTCCCACTCGCCTGTCATATCTGTACCGAAATATAGATTATTAGGCTCGACTGCATAGATACGATCCGTTGCAAATCCTGTTAAACCCGGAGTCGGTATGATTTCAATACTTGTCCCTTCAACATGAATTTTAACACCTTCTTGGTTATATGCTCCTGCGAATCCAAGATTATCAGACATCAGTTTCCAAATGTATTGCTGAACCATTGCAGGCTTCATAAAGAACTTAACATCTTCCTGATTGATGTTGTTGTTTGCAATAACTAAAGCAGCTAAGCCAGTCATTACAGTACGAGAGTTAGCTTGACTCCAAGCTGTACCCGAATAAGTGCCTCCTAAAGTTGCAGCATCACAAACATCAATTATACCATCAAAATGCTTCAAGTAAGCATCTGTTGATTGTAAGTCGCCTTGCCAAATCGCAGTCTCTAAACGCTTACGAGCATTACCCATTGTCTCACCAATGATTTTCTCATTGAAAGTTAATGAGTCATAAGAGCCTCCTGCTTTCATTTCTTCTTGTAAGAAGTAAGGCTCCAAATCTGATTCACACCATTTTTGGTTAATCATTACTTTACCAACGGTAATAGTTCTACGAGAGAAAGTTGAGTCCCCTGAAGCTGAGAAAGAACAAGCGGCTGCCTGCCATACTCCTTCAGTTGCTACAATATCAAGTGTCTCGGATGATTTAATTCCCGGACGAATCTGCATATATTTTAAGGTCGGAACCTCAGAAAATAATTGCTCGTTTAATAATTTTTTGGCATCTTGCTTGGTATAAGCGGGTAGTGCCGTTACTACATATCCCATGTGTTTTTAGTTTTTAAGTTTTAGAATCTTGCTTTCACTATTGGAGGCGAGATTCGGGTTGGTTTTTTTACTTCTTTATTTATTGGTTCTCCTGTACCTATTGAAGCCATAGCCTCAACAACAGTACCTAAGTCGTTTAATTGTCTTGACTTTTTAGCCAGTTTAAATTCAGCAGCTTCAAGTTTAGCAGTCAACATTTTAATTTCTTTTACGCTTTCTTTTTTCAAATACTCGAACTTTGTATTAACAGCCTTTTCAATCATAGCCTCCATTTGTGCAGGAGTTGTGGCAGTTTTCATTTCCTCAGCAGGTTTAATTTCTGATATTACAGAATCTTCACCCTCTTTTGCGATAACAATAGTTGAGCCATCAGCTAACTTATGTTCGCCCTCAGGCGCAGGTACTTCCCCTTCAGGGGTTACTAAAAGACATTTAGCACCAACGGCTAAGTCTCCTGTATATTTTAAGATAGTACCATCGGCAAGGGGAGCCTCATTATAAGACTCTGTTGCAGGGGCTTCTTCAGCTAACAATACTTTTAATTGTGCTAAGTCCTTAGACTCTAAAGCAAGTTTTACCTCAGCTACTTTAGCGGTGTCTTTATTATCTTTAATAAAGGCTTCAGCTTTTAGCTTTACCTCTGTAAATTCTTTTTCGGTTTCTTCTTTTGATTCCTTTTTTAATCCTGAGAAAAGGTGTTTAGCTTTCGCTTTAATATCTTCAGGTAAATGTTTATTGAAAAACTCGGCAATCTGGTTTGAAATTTCGCTCATGTTTTTATAGCTTTATTATATAAGTAAATTGTTGACCGTTTTTTTAAACTATTTTATCCTGTGCCTTTTTTAAAGCACCTAAAACAGCCTCAACCTCCTCAGGGGTTATCATTATAATAGGCTGTTCCTTGAACATACCCTCTATACTAAAGCCGAACTGTCCTGCTTTAATCTTAGTCCAAACCTCATCGTTATTGACTTTATATATCCCAAAACTTGAACCATCAGGAAGGGGGTCAAATCCTTTAGGGGTCTTTATTCCCATCTCCCGGTTAATAATAAAGTGTTGGTACATCGTTACCCCTTCAGCTATTTGAGTAGGGTCGTGCATCATATTCACATTATTCTGATAGCCTTTAGCAAAGAATTTCTGCATAGCCTTGTCGATATTCTCACCATCAAGGATTACATAATATTCTCTACCTTTATCATCTATACGATAGATGGGCTTATCAGCTACCATTAAAGCTCCCATTGCAAGGCGTTTTTCCTCATCAAATATTTGGAACTTGTGTTCTTTAGGTTCATTAGATTTAAAATAAGCCGCATAAGATTGTGTTGCGGGGTCATCTACTATTGATACCATTGTTACTCCGATTTCATCATCATCGGTTACTATTAGTTTAAAAATTGGTAATTCCATATTGGTTAGTTTTTAGCCGAACTGGGCGGATTCTTGTATTGTGTTTACTCTTTGTTGTTTTTCTGTTATGTCCGATTCAACAACAATGGCTTTAACTACGGGTTCTTTTTTATCTACCGAGCCATCATCATTTATTTTAGTTACTGTGTTATTGGGTTGAGGTATTGCGGGGGCTGCTGTGCTTATAGAGCCTATATCTGCGCCACCGCCTCCACTCGCCTCTCCGCCTTCAAATTTAGAGGAGGCTATCTTTGCTACGTTTGCAGCAGCAAGTACGCCACTTAATACAGCTAAGATTAAATTCAAAGGATAAGGATTATTGAGGGCTTTTTGTACTGCGCCCACGCCATCCACTACTGCATTAACTATTCCAAAGGCTTTATTAACCTTGAATTGTTTTTTGCGTATTTCTAATTCGGCTGCTGCGTTACCTTTGTTCTTTTTAAGTTGATGCGCAAAGTAAAGGTCGGTTAATGCTTGAGCCGCCTCCATTGTTTTTTTAGTTAATTCAAGTTGGGAATCTTGGGTTTTTTTATATCCTTCAACCTTCTTTTTTTCGCTATCAAGAATCTCTCTTTCTTCAGCAGCTAAGGCATCGCGTTTTTTTTGCGCCGCCTCGGCATCCATATTTTCTTTTATAGCGTTTAATTGAGCATCATAATCCAATCGAGCCAATTTAGATGCTTTTTCTTTCGCCTCTTGAGCGTCTATTAAAGCATTCTCCCTTTCAGCTCGTTTATTATATTCAGCAAGATTAGCATCTGAGTATAATTTATCTTGAGCTACTTTTTTATCTAAATGTTCCTTATGAACCTTAAGCTCCTCAACCCTAAAGCTATTTCTTAAATCAAGTATTCGTTGTTCTGAATCCTCAACAGACTTCAAATCCTCCTCAGCCCTGATGGCTTTTTTCTTTAAGATGTTTTGTTCTATTGCATCAGCAGTCTCGGAAGCTCCAACCTTTCTAAATATTGAAGCTGTAATCCTATCAATACTTTCCCATACATCATCATTAGCAGCGATGTCTTTTATTTTTTCTTGCCTTAATTTAATATTGGCTTCAGCCTCTTTTATCTGTGCTTCAATTAATTCTTTTTTCTTTGCAAGGATTGTATCGTGAGAAGCCCCCGATGCTTCGAGTATTGCTATCTCTCTGTTAAGCTCTCCTATTAATGCCTTAGTTACTTTTGCTTGTTGTTCGGTTAATACAGTTAATTTTTCTAACTCTCTATTAACTGGCTTTAACCAATTAAAAATCTTTTCGAAATTCTCAATTAATAACCTTACCCCCTCTATTAATAAAAATATAGGGANGGCTTTCATTGCTGCGCCAAGCCCTGAAAAACCAGCTTTAATTTTTCCTGAGTCTAAGGTTGCGAAACCTTCCTTTAATGTGTTTAAAGAGTTAGTTGTTCGCTCAATTCCCGAACCTTTTAATGTATTGAAGCTATCGTTTAAGTCCCCAAGTTTGCCCTCAGTCTCATTAATTGCTTTACTCAGTTTTTTAAATTGAGAAGAGCCTGTCTCGACATTATTTAATTCGTCTTTAAGCGATTTAAGACCTAACTTTAATTCCTTAACGGTCTTTGCGCTATCTGCCGTATCAATTTTTAATTGTAACGCTATTTCTGTTTCACTTGCCATTTAATTCTTTTTTATAAGCTGTATAAACTTCTTCAACTTGTACAGCATCCATTAATAAAACAATAGAGGCAAAGCCCGTTACTAATGTTTCTTTTGTTTTGTTTAGCGATTTAACCGCTATTACCTCGTCTGCCATTATTTTATAAAGAAATTAGTCCCATCGTTATTTATTGCAGTACTATCGTACTGATTAGCATTTAAATTATACGGTAAAGCATTTCCGTTTACTGTTGGCGAACCTGATACCTCATCTACATAAATAGTGTTAGCCGTTGCATCCGTTTTAATTAAGGTTACCGTTTTATCTACTTGGTCATCAATTGACAAGTCCCAAGTAACAGTAACGTCCCCAGAAGTACAATCAATATAATAAGTAGTTATATTTGGATTAATACTAAAGCTCGAAGTCTTTACCGCAGGGTTTTCTTTTATGTTAGAAAGCGGTCCTATCCTTGTAGTTCCGTTATCCCTACTTGTAATTGTTTCTGAATTTAAACCAATGCCTACAAAACTATAAACGAAATCTTCTAAAACTATGTTAGAACAATTAATTAAAGCAATGTCGTGTCCTGATGCACCCATTGTTATACCCGTACAATTAAGAGAGGTAAATCCCGACACCCCACCAAACACCGTTACATCGGCACAGTTAACAACACTTATTCTCTCAGCGTTTGCATCTATATTAATATTCCTTCCGCTTAGTAAAGCACCGGAAGAACGTGAGCTAATATTTTCACCCACCATTACATTATTAGCCGCCCCATCAAGAGTGCTATCGGGAGAAGAACCAAATCTATTAGAACTCATCCCTGTATTACCCAACCCTGTATCAATTAAAGCAGTCGGATAGGTTACAGGCACGTAAGCATCATAAGTCTTAATCTTTAATAATTCAACCTTTGTTAATTGGTTTTCTAACGGATTGTAATCCATTATTTTATTAACATAATAATACGCACCTGAATCTTCCATATCTAAAAATATGGTGTCTCTAAAGTCAAACTGAGAAATATCTTTAGGCTCTAAATAAAAATACGCTGTAATGATTTTACTATCCCTATCAGTTATCTCGCTTATCTGTTTAGAATAAAATCTATTGAATAAATTATTAGTAGTGTAGGTTGAACCCAATGTATAGAACACCTCATTAGGAACACCAAACTCTATTGAGTCTGTTGGCGATAGAGCTGAGATAGGATTAGATGCACTCCAAGTAGTATCTCCTACCATACCACAATCAGGGTAATCGGTGGCTGTTACAACAGTCCCCCCAAAAACATCAGACACAGGAGATAAAAAACTCCATGTACCGCTTGACATTGTTTTCATTCCGTTAAACATTAAACTTCTAATATTGTGCTTAACAGGTTTAACTACTGTGCCATCATAAGAAAATATCTTAGGTATTATTAATGAGTTATTTGAATTGTCAACTACGGGAGTCGGACTAAAGATTAATTCATTCTTTACCTCCTTAGTAACAAAATCATTAGTAATTACTTTTTTATAAGAACCATAAGCCTCCTGTTGCCTATCCTCATACAGCTTATTGTAATAATCCGTATCACTCTTATACCGATAGATTAAAGTTTTCCAATCAAGCTCCGACATGGGCTTAATGTTTATCATCTTATCCCAAGCCAGTTTCTTAGACCAGTCTTTTGTAGAACCATTAGCGTAGAAGGTATCACGAGTCTCAATTAAATAATTGTTGGGATTGTCTTTATCAATATCAACGTATAAATTATATTTCTTAAATAGGGTTGTAAGAAAATCCTTTTGTTTAATGTCNTTNGGNATAGCATCNTTAACTGAAACGGTCTGTCCCGGTGAATAACTTGGAGTTGCTAATTTAAAACTTAATGTTGCTGTGCTTCTTAATCTTGTCTCAAAGGATGCTGTGCCTGCTGTAATAGGAGTTCCACCGCCATCTCTAAAAATCACAGATCCCGAACCCCCTGCTAATACAGAAACATGAACTCTGTACTGTTCTCCTGCGTACATAGTTATTACAGGTAAAGTATAGTTGTAGCTTCTGCTTTGATAACTTGTTGACCAAGTAACAGGAGCAACAATGGTAGTGAAGTTTGCAAAAACCCATGTGAGACCACCGTCTGTTGATTTTACTAATTTATATACATCTTGTGGCAAAGATGTAGCATCTATTGTAACTGTTCCGGCAGGTGGCGTTACCTTACCCTCCCAATTAACAGTAGCTGTAATAATATAATTACCCGTTGAGGGTACTGTTATAATTCCGTTTGATGGGTTATAAATATTTGAAGGGTCAGTAAACGGACTTGTGGTATCATCATTAAAAAAACAAGGTAAAGAGCTATTTGTTTTGTTATTAGTTAATAGCGCAGTAGTCCAAGCATTTCCTGATAATATCATCGGTGTACTTGTAGCAGCAGCAGCCCCCGTGTCCCCTGCATAAAATTCTCTTAAAGCAAGGTTGGCAGCACTCATTGAAAACTTCTCGCCATTATTAGGGACTATTTGTTTTTTAAAGAAATCAGTATTAAAGAAAGAACTTGTATAGGTCTTTCCTGCATCCGAAAAAATCTTATCTAAATAAGTCTTTTCGTAAAACGCAGGTCTAAAATGCTCAACAGCAAAAGAGTTAGTTGCAAAATTATTATAACCATAATCAATTAAAGGATATAAATAGCCGTTACCTAAAGCAAAAGCAACATTAACGCCACCCTGTTTAATAAAACTAAACCAACTCGCTATTATGTTTACTCTGGTATAATCGTGGTCATAAGTACTAAGGTCTAAATCCTCCAACTTCAAATCTCCAATAGCACCAAACAAAGAATTATTATCTCCAAAAATTGATATCTCATACTCAATATCATTAATGCCATTAACAAGCATTACATTAATCTGCATTAGTCTTAAATATCCCTCAAAAACTATCGAGCCTCCTTGTAATACATAGCACTCAGTTTTAATGTTAGCGTTCCATGTTACAGTAGATACATTAACATTATAAGTCTGCTCAAAGAATTTATTATTAGTCTTTGTCCCCTTTAATTTAATTGTCTTTGAATACGAGCCGTTTCTTTTCTCAGGCGACCTTATATCAGCAATAGATAAATTAATGGATATAGGTATCTCAGTTTGTAAATCCAAACTATACCCACTCGCACCGCTACCTACTATTAACTCAGTTGTAAACATTAACCTCTTTGTCTTATGTCCTGATACTTAAATTCTATATTTATTGTTGCATTAAAAATCCTATCATTAACCTTTAACTTAGATTCCCAACTTGTATCGGTAATCTTAACAGCAAACAAAGCCCCCGTTGAATCTTCAAGTATTACAGTTGGACTCATAATCATATCCTTTAACCACAGACTTTGAGCATCAGTAATCCAATCCGAGTTAAGAACCATCTTATTGGTAATGGTTGTTGAATAAGTAAAACTGTCAGCCTTGTCATTATAGTAGGTTAATGTATTAGATACATTCTCATAAGGGTTGCGCTTATATTCTGCGATTTTCTTTTCTGCCGTTGACCTGTTCAATAATTCAAAAGTGAAGCTGTCAGGGTTATCTAAGCGATTTAAAAAATGCAAAACATATCTGTCATACTTATAACACATCGTGTCAATATTAACGGTATAAACATTACTTGCTATATTGCCAATTACAGGCAAAACCTCATAGAAGTAATAAGTGTATTGCGTAGTGCTTGAAGGAATTATATCTTGAGCAGGGTCTGATTTTGAAACAACAGTACCCGTAAAATTATTTAACCCATAAGGCGAACAATTAAGCCTAATTATATTTTGAGTGTAATCAGTCACATTATAAAATGCGTTTTCAATAACAGAGTCCTGTATCGTAGTTCCCGATGAATCAAAAGCTGTTATACTTAAGTACCTTAACTTCTTTGTACCAAAAGCCTTATGCCATGTCTTATATAAAAACTGTTGATTGAAATTTATCTCATCCGTTAAACTTGGTGCAAGGGTTAAGTCCTTAGATAAAGCTGTGGTTGAATAACTGTAAGAAGAAAAGTCATGCGTATTATAGGCAGCGTTCCAAGCGTAGTAAGAACCCGAAGCCCCTGCAAAACCAGACACAGGGTCACCATACTCCTCAGTAACACCAACAGTTACATAAATTATAGAATCTGCCACAGCCTCAAAATCTAAAGCCGTTCTACTAAATGTATTCTCTAAATAAGATTGTACTATTCTCGAAGGGTCAAAGTATAAAAGACTATTGTCAGGACGTTTGTTAATCTTCTCAGTAATGGTGTCGGGACCAATAGTTACTGACACAACATACTTAAAGTTAGTTTGATTGCTCTGTGTAGATGTGGCTACAAAGTATTGAGAATTATATCCCGGTGTATGCGTGTCGGGCTGCGATAAAATTGTTACGCTCATTTCTTTAATTCAATTATAAATTCTTCTCTCATTACAGGGGCTAACATTTCTTTAAGTTGATTAACCCTTCCTTGATTAAATACCTTGTCAAAGAATGGGCGAGGCTTAATTCCTTTCTTACCTATTGACCTACGAATAACAAATGCTAAACCCCTAACTTTCTTATCATAACTTAAAGTCCTTTGAACTTTACTTATCCCTCTTTTTCGTGGTTTCTTTTTAATCGTAAGCTCAACCTTTAATCCTCTTGACTTAATCCAATCTTCAATAGGTTTACTTGGTGGCATCTTTCCTGCTCCCCTTCCCTTTTCAAAAAACTTCCAATAATCTGCCATCCTTAGAGTAACAACTACATTACCATTACCTAAAACCTCAACACTTGATTCATCCAAACTTTCTTCTAAGTCCGTTGCCTGACCTCCTCCACTTGTTACAATAGAATGTATCTCGGCTTTCATGTCATTCACCATGTCAATTAGCCAAGAGTTACATATCGCCTCTATTTTATCTGTTGCCATTTTGAATCATTTGTTGCCTCATTACTTCCAAATCATATTCACCTTTATCTTTCATAAACGCTAAGTCGTTTAAAAATCTAACCAACTCCCATTCATAAACATCATCCTCTGTTATGTTTGGGTAGAATGTAGCTACCTGATAAATAACATACCTCCAACCCCAATGTTCTACAAAGCCTGTGAATCGCTGTTCATCTCTGTCGTTATTTCCTGAATCGTCTTTAACGCTTCTTCCAAAGACATTTGGATAATTGGACTCAATTTCTCTAATACGCTGGAATAAAAAAAAAGCAGACCATACACATCTTTTAACTTTGCGGTCAGTAAATCCTTACTAATCTGTGGGAGTTTCTCACCGTTGTACTTATATGCTTTGCCATACCAATTAACAGGTAAGTAAAGACAGCCTAACAATAAGTGCATATTCTGAATCCAATTATCATCCTTGCTTAAATTCTTTAAGTCTAAGTATTGACCCGTGCTAATCTTTGAAATATCGGTGACTGCTTTATAAACTTTACCATTACATACAATCCATTTTCTTAACCCCTCTTTAGGTTTAGATTGAATTAAATAACTGATGTGAGTGAATAGTTTTCCTATTTCTTTGTAGTCGATTTGCTCAACCTCTTTAACAGTAAGTCCTGATAATAAAGCAATAGCCTCGCAACCTTTATCGAGCAAGTCTTTATCTGAATTGTAAATTAAGGTGAGTTCTTGGAATTGTTTTACGGTGAGTTCACCAATATCTTTGGGTAATAGCATACTATTATAAGTAAAAAATAGTAGCTTTTTTTAATCTATTCTATATGGTAAACCCCTGAGCTTTGTCCCCTTAATTTATTAAGAGCTACATACCGGATACCATCAATGGAATGATTATTAGAGTCCGTTGGTTCGTTTATTGAATTGCCTGTCTGGTCAACTAACCACCGATAAACCCTAAACTCTTTAATGGTATTAACGCTTCGTGATGTGATGTTTTTCTTTAATGGTCGTAATGTATCAATAGATTTAACTACTGAGTCTGGTCCCTTCTTTGCAGGAGTAATTCTAAATCCCGCCCTTCTTAAATCCTCTATTGATTTAGGCTCGGCTGAATCTGCTACTATTTCCTGTTGCTTTGTTATACCTAATTCGTGAAGCCTTTGGATTATATCTGAGTTAGTTAAGCCTGATTGATAGATAAGCTCATCAAAGTAAAGCTCAGAGTTAAACCGCCATACTGAACCGAATGAAGTAGGGTCATTACTAAAGCCCCAATCTAACCAATGGGCTATAAACTGAGCATCTTTAGGAACAGAGTCAACTATAACATAATCAGGAAATATTAAACCATGTATCTTACCATACTCCCCTAATCCGTATATCTTCCAAAACTCAGGGTCTGTTCTTTCTAAGTATTCGATTTCTTTTATTAAACTCTCAGGTAAAAAGGTATTGTCTTTGTAGGTAGATACGATAACTTCAACATCTCCCATTTCATAGAATCTCTTTTGTTCTATCTCGGTGTTAATCCAAATGGTATCATCATCAGGGTTAAAGTCAATAAAGATATCATCCTCAGTCCTGATAAGTAATTGAAAGAAGTGAGTCTTAAAGTCTAATTCATTACCCTCGTTAATATAAAGGATGTTTCTTTTAGCCCCCCTTAATTTAAGGTCATCATCAGCCCCAAAGAACTCAACCATCCTACCCTGATACTCATAAGTCCTGCGAGTCTTATTTTGTTTAAGTAAGCCAAAGACGTTTTGTTTTTCAAGCTCCTCCTCAAAGTCCCTGATAACTGTTGTGTCTAAAGTATTGGCAAACTTTCTAACTGTGGACCAAACACCTTTAGGTATCTTTCGGGTTCTGCTTATCTGTCCGGTCATTAACCATAAGACTGATAGTTGAGCAATAGAACGAGTTTTAGACGAACGAGTCCCCCCCCTATTAACTTTTATCTTCTTTTCAGAAGTATAGTTCTTAGTAAAGACTGGGGTTGTTTCAAGATTCACGTTGTTTTTCTGTAATGGTTACTTGGGTTATAGCCTGACCTTGTGTTGTAACATCAATCTTATCACCGTACTTTTTGGGCTTAAGTTTTGAAGCTATCCATTTTCTTGTATCAACTCTTAGCCTTGAACGGTTGGTCCATTCCTTATCTTCAACAGGTACGGGGTTGCCTTGTTTGTCGTAAATAATAACTGTGTCCTTATCTGAATGGTCGGCTATTGTTAGCATTTCTTCAGCTAAGAAGTCAGCTTGGTCTTCCCTCGCACGTGCGTATTTGTCCGAAAATTCTTTGTTATCTATTACCCATTGATGAACAGTTGAACGGCTTGGCATTCCTTCTAAATCGCAAATAGTTGACAATCCACGATTTGACTTTGCAATGGCTTCGCATATTGCGTCACCTAATTCTGATGTATATTTTGTTGGTCTTCCTGCCATTAGATTGATATTTTATAGTCTCCAAAAACTGTGCCATCCCATTTAGTTATGTCGATTTCGTTTGATAAGGCTGTTGCCCAAGCTCCGTTTGTTTTTACCTCTACCTTGTATTTGAATAGGGGGAAGTGTTGGCGCATTTGGTAGCCGTGGTCGGCAGGGGGTTCTGTGTCGTGAATTACTAATATACCTTTAGAGTCTTTAAAGTCAAGTATCATTTGTTTTCTATCTTCCCCCGGGGCGTGGTCGATGAATATGACTGAGGCTTCAGGATGATGTTTAGCTACCCTTCGCCAATCATTAAGTATATGATGGCATTCGTGTTCTTGAGTTTGTAGATAAGTAAACTTGTTTAACCATTCAGGCTTCTCATCAAAGGAATAAAGGTTTCTTTTATCATTGCAATAATCGTGCAAAAGAACAGTTGAGCCATGTCCTGTTCCTAATTCTAATACGTCTCCTGTTGTTTCTTCGAGTGCCATATAAAGTAAAGGATAGTAACTTAGGTCGTTGTTTGTTGGTGTGAATTGATTTCTCATTTTGCTATCATTAATATGTCCCAATAGTTTTCCCCTGCTCCATGTCTTGATTCCCAAACTTGGTTATGAATTGTATAGTAGTTAGACAAATATACTAATAATTCGTCTAATTGTTCTTTGGTTTGGTTTCCACAATGGGCGTGAAACTCAACACTTACTTGAGTAGCTAATGGATGTTTGGNTGACTTTAGTACTTTGTATTCTTCGCCTTCAATATCCATTTTGATTAAGTTCCAATGTTTAACCCCTACCATTTTTGAAAAGGTTGCTATGGTCATCATTGGAATATCTGAACCCTCTGTTATGTGTTTGGCTTGAGGGTCTGTTGTATGGTTTATTCCGGTCATCCCATCTTTATCGGATATGGCAAGGCGGTAGTAGTCCCCTTCGAGTTCGTCAATGTCTATGCGGTAATAAGTTGGCTTATTCAATATTGGTATATTAAATTCAAAACCCCTACATCCTAAGTCCAAAACATTAGACCTTTGGCTTGATTGAAACAACTTAGTATCAACGCTATGTTCGCCTATTAGTTGTACCATTTCTCTCCCTCGTTTAAAAAATGTTTCTTTTCAATTATAGTATCGTAAAGGGTTCTGTCGTGGGGGGTATGAATCATATCATATAAAACAAATGCCATACAGCTCTCATCCATTCTCCATCCACATTTTTCAATACCATCATTTTTTTGGTTCATTATAAATTCCTGAGTTCCAAATAGTCCCTTTTTTTCTAAGTCTTTCCATTTATTAAATATATGTATTTGTTCTGGTTTATCAAAATCAAAGCAATATAAAGAACCGCCTACTAAATTAAACTCTTTTGCGGTAGGACCAACGTCATCTCTCCAATGCTTATAAAGTTTGTTCTCGTCTTTAACGGCTATGAACCCCGCTTCAAACAAAGGCTCAACCTTTGACTTTAAGATAGCACAAGTATCAATCCAAACTACCTTAGTAAAGCCTTTGTCCCTTGCGTGTTGAATAGCGTGGACTTTAAAACCATATAAAGATTCTTGAAAAGGTTTAGAGTTTGGCGGTAGTTCATCAGTCCAAAAGAATAAAGTAGCATCAGGATAAATTAATAGGATTGATTCTATTAATCTCTTTTGAGTAGCTACATACTTCTCACCGAATGATACGTTACAAAATGCTATGTTACAACTTTCCATAAACCTCCTCAAAGATACTTAAAAATCTATTTAACTTATCAGGATGTTTTACGTTGTGGTTTTCCATGTGTGCATCAATCCATGGCTTAGGAATAATTTGCATTGAGTCCCCCCTGTCAATTCTACCCTTAGCAAATATCCCATCAGGTCGTTTACCCCTTTCAATAGAAACTATGTCCTGTCTTTTTAATCGCTTGGTTAAAATTGTCCAGTCGGTGTTCCACCAATCTTCCCATTTATCGCTATAAGCTATCCCAACTTCTTTACAGTCCCTTACCATATCCGCTACCTTATCGTGTGTTAGTTTCATTACCTCAATCCATTTGCTTACTGACATAGCAGTATA